GCTGCTGGTGTTGTTGAGGCAATCGGACCACAAGTCCAAGTAACCAATGGAGATGTCTCGGTAATCTACCAAGGAGATGTGATATTGGGACGCATGGCTATGGGTGCAGATTACCTAAACCCAGCTGCTGCTGTTGAATTATATGTTGGTGCTTCTGCTCCTTCTGCATTCTAATTTTTATATTTTCACGGGGTCTTCGGACCCCTTTTTTTTATTCATAAATATGACACAAACTCCCACAACAATAGATACCGAGACAGAACTCTCCGCAGTAAATACGATTCTGGGAGCTATCGGTCAATCTCCAGTAACAACATTAGGAACTGTTACATCAGACGTTACTAACACTGCTACTGAACTTGCTAATACTTTTGAAAACCCAGAAATAGCACTGATATATCAAATACTAAAAGAGTGTAATTTTGATATACAGAATGAAGGTTGGTCATTTAATAGAGAAGATCATGTATTGTTTAGTCCTGATGCGACAACAAAACATATAGTAATTCCAACTAATGTTTTAAGAATGGATTCAGAAAATCCAGAGGACAAAACTGTAGATCCTATAAGAAGAGATGGAAAATTATATGACAAAGTAAATCATACTTATGAATGGGATGACGATGTTTATTTAAATATTGTCTATTTATTTAAGTATGACGATTTACCGTCAGTCTTTAAAAGATATATAACTTATAAAGCTTCTGGCAGAGCTGCTACTCAGATGATTACTAATTCACAATTAGTTCAATTACTAGCAACTCAAGAACAAATGGCTAGAGCTGCATGTTTGGAATATGAATGTAATCAAGGTGACTACAACATGTTAGGTATGCCTCATGAAACAAATTATTCCACATACAAACCTTACAAAGCATTGCAGAGATAATGGCAACAGTAACCCAACAAATACCTAATTATATTTTAGGTATATCAGAACAGCCGGACGAACTTAAATTACAGGGACAAGTAAGAGACTTGAAGAATGCAATACCAGACGTGACGTTGGGTTGTGTTAAGCGAGCAGGCAGTAAATTTATTAAAAAAATTACACCTAGCTCTGGAAGTTTAAGTTGGTTTCATATTTATAGAGATGATGACGATCAGTATATAGGTAATGTAAATACTTCTGGACAATTACAAATATGGAGAACTAGAGATGGTTTTTCTTACCATGACAATAATGGGCAAGGTACAAACTTAATTGATTACTCAGCTGTAACAGGAACTAATGCCGCTACTTATTTAACAGGTTGGACTGACTCGACTGATATTCAAGCTTTGACTTTAAACGAGCAGACGTTCTTAACTAATAGAACTAAAACTACTCAGATGAAACCAGTTAAAGATGCAAATGGTAATGTAACAGGTGATGGGTCACCTGAGTTAGTAAACGAAGTAATAGTTGAAATAAAAACAATATCTTACGGTAAACAATACGCCTTAAATATTTATGATCCAGCAAATCCTGGAACTCCATTAACTGAAACACGAGCTACATCAATAGCTGCTAGAAGTAATTTTACTGAAGGTGGATCACCAGCAAATGATGGATCTTGTAAAGCTATGGGTAGAGAGGTTATAAATCAAGGAACAATTTCTGGAAAAAAAAATTTAAGGTACGAAATTGATGTTAGATGTGTACCTGTAGTCGATCCAAATAATATTGGAAATCAAAATACTGGTCCTCAATATAACGATGCCTATACTGAATTTGCAAAATTACAATTCGGTGGTGAAGGTTGGGCTACTGGACAAACACATGATTATACAACCGAAAAAAATGGTACTGGAACTGTAGAAATTAAGAGTCATACAACCATGACATCTTCTGCAAATATTGCAGCGGTTCGTCCAGCAGCTACTTCATCTAGTGCTGATGAAGCAGTTACAGCTTCGGGAATATTAGGAGATATGAAAGCATCCTTAGATGCCATTTCTGGAACTGGTATTACAGCAACAATTACAGGTAACTGTTTGCATTTAAAAAGAAATACACCTTTTGCTGTAAGCACACCTGAGCCACAATTAATAAATATAATTACTAACCAAGCACAAAGCGTAGCTGATTTACCAAGTAATTGTAGACATAATTATGTAGTAAAAATTGTAAATAGTGGTGATGATGATGACGATTTCTATTTAAAATTTAAGCAGGCAAATGCTGGTACAGCTAACCAAGATTATTTTGGTGAAGGTGTATGGGAAGAATGCCCAGCTCCAAGTATAGAAATAGAAATAAATAAAGATACTATGCCAATTAAGATAGTTAGAGAATTGGCTGGTAATGTCTATCCTCAGGGTAGGTTTTTAGTTCAATCTATTGACTATGCTAAACGTGATGTTGGTGACGATAATACAAACCCAGTACCTAGTTTTATAGGTAGTACTTTAGAAAAGATGCTTTTCTTCAGAAACAGGTTATGTGTATTAAGTAAAGGAAATGTAATTTTATCTAAAACAAATGATTTTTTTAATTTCTTTAGTACAACAGCTATGTCTGAATCGACAGCTGATCCTATAGATTTACAGGCAAGTTCTACATTTCCTACTACTTTATTTGATGGCATAGAAGTCAACTCTGGTTTACTTATATTTAGTAGTAATCAACAATTTATGCTTACTACAGATAGTGATGCTTTGACTCCTTCAACAGCAAAGATAAATTATCTAGCATCGTATAACTACAATCCTAAAACTAAACCATTTTCTCTTGGAGTAACTTCTGGTTTTATAAATAGTACTGGAAAAAATGCCAGAATATTTGAAATGGCAGATATAAAAAGAGAAGGGGAACCTACTGTTTTAGAACAGAGCAAACTTGTTTCTAAGAAGTTACCTATTACAATTGTTAAACCTACAACTTCTAAAGAGAATAGTTTATTACTTTTAGGAGGAGATTATTACTCTACAGACTCTTCAACTAACGAAGTATGGGGATTTAGATTTTATAGTAATGGTGAGAAACGAGTACAGTCAGCATGGTTTAGATGGATACTAACAGGTAATTTAGTTCACCATGTCATTCTAGATGATGTTTATTATGCAGTTGTCTATAGTGGAGGGGAATTTATATTAGAAGCTTTTGATGTAAAAAAACAAAGTGATACTACATTAATTGGTGTTGAAGATTATCCAATTCATTTAGATAGACATACTCAAATATCTGCTCTTTCAGCTGGATCTTATAATGCTACAACAAAGAAAACTACATTTACCAGACCAACAGGTTTCGCAAGTACAGCTCAATTAGCAGTTTATAATCACAACTCTGGAAATGATATTGGTAAATATGCTTTAGCTACAACTAGCGGAAGTGACTTAGTTGTAGAAGGAGATTGGACAGGCCATACATTTATGCTTGGTTATTTATATGATTATCTTGTAGAGATACCAACTATTTTTGTCACTTCTCAAGCTGGTGAAAAAAGTAGATCCGATACTAGATCATCTTTAATTATCCATAGATTACATTTTGCATTTGGTGCAGTAGGAAATATAGATACAGTTATCAAAAGAACAGGAAGAGTTGATGCTACTAAGAACTTTAGTGCAGCTGAAATAGATTCTATTAAAGCAAACGAATTACCAGTAGTAGAAGACTATATACAGACTATTCCTATATATGAAAGAAATACTAATTTAACAGTACAAATTAAATCAACCCATCCTTCACCAACAACTCTTTATTCGATGAATTGGGAAGGAGATTACAACCCACGATATTATAGACGTGTCTAAATTACTTCACCCAGCAACTACTGAATTAGCTTTGGAAGTTGCTAAAAATTTAAGACCTGATGATTATAGAGAAATCGTAGAGGGACATGGATTAACACCCGAAATCCATCTTCCTCTTTTTCTTAATGAAGGAATTAATCATGTATTCACCATGCCAAACGGCAAGACTGCTGGTATGGGTGGTGTCTCATCAGATGGCAGAATATGGATGCTTTGTACACCTGAGATTGACAACTATCCAGTTACTTTTACGCGACTAGCAAAAAGACATTTATCATCTTTTAACGATAGACCTTTGTTATGGAATATTTGCGATAAACGCAATATAACCCACTTAAAACTATTAAAGTTTTTGGGCTTTAAATTTCTTCGAGAAGTTTTACATGGTCCAAACTTATTACCATTTATTGAATTTTGTAAAATACCATGTGTGCAGGAAACATGTCCCCAGGAATGGGAGCAGGGCTAGGTTTTGGAATTGATGCAGCTCAAAGTCTTTTTGGGTTTTTTCAAGGAAGAAGGCAAACAGCCCGTGAAAACGAAGCAATTGCTCAACAAAACCAACTAAAAATAAATGCTTACAATACGAAGAATCGTAATGAAGCAAATATTTGGAATAACAACAAACTAGATTTAGACATCAATACCGATCAAAAGTATAGAGAAGCTATTGATGCTATGAGTGATGCTCAACTAAAAGCAAGACAAGCTCAAGGTGATGCAGCCATATCTCAGCAAAGAATAATGGCTAAAATGCTTACCTCAGGAGGAGGTGAACAAGCTGGTAGAAGAGCAGGCAGAGGTAACATTGCTGAATTAGGTGCTGAATATGGAGCGATTGGAGCCAGAGCAGCCTTCACTAGAGATGCTTCGATTCTTGCTCAAACTAAATATATGAGAGGTGCTACTGAAGCGGCTCAAAATAATTATGTTGAATATATAACTGGTCGTCCTAGCCCAGAAGCACCACCATTATTAACTGCATTTAAAAAAGGACCAAGCTTCCTCAGTACTGCTTTATCAATAGCTGGAGCCGGTTTAAACAGATATAAAGAATGGAAAGGAGGGCAAGCACCTAATCCTTATAAAAATTGGAGTGGTAATAAGTCGAGTGATTATATGATGCCCGAAAGTCAAAATCCATTCACACCATCTAATCAAGAAGCACTAAGACAACAGCCCTCTTTTGGAGATTCAGCTAATACATTTGAGCTTCCTCAATTCAGTAGCCCTTCTTCATTTACAGATAACAAATTACAAACTGAATTAGATGATTACTTTAGTAAACCTTCAGCTGGAGAGTCGTTGAACTTTGATGTACAACAAACATTTGGAAATTAAATTATGTCATACGCACAAGTACTTAGAGGTTTAACTTCCGGTGAAGAGACCAACGTAAGTCGTAAAATTCAAAACGATAATATTCGTTTAGCAAATGAAAGAGAAAGAGATGCAGAAAGATTAAAAGCTATTTCAGTTTTCTCCAAATCATTAGATGGTTTTGTCAAAGATAGAGTTGAGAAAACTAAAAAAGAAGATATAGAAAGAGGTAAGTTACAGGCTATTGAAGAAGACCTAGAATCTCGTGAAGGAATAGGTATTACTCAAATACCACCTGAAGAGGAGCAACAGTATTACGTTGATAAAGAGTCAACAATAACAAATAAAAAACAACTTAATGAAACTGCTAATAGTGTTATCGAGGAAGGTGGTTCATATCAAGATGGTAAAGATGTAAGTAACTTATCTGGTTGGGCTTTATATTCATATGTTCAACAGAAATCAAGGATAGCAGCTGATGGCTATGAAGGTTGGTTATCTGGCGAGATGAAAGATAATGAAGACTTACAACTTGAATATAAAGGAACTACCTTTACTCCCAGTACTGCTGAAACACTAGAGCAAAAGGCTATAGCTCTTAAAGCTTTGCGAAGACGTTATCTAGTTGAGCAAGGTTTATTAGATGTAAATAGATCTCTACTAAATGATAAAGATGTAGGTTTTTACGATAAGGTTTTAGCTGCTCATACAAAGTTAACAACGCAGTACGAGACAGCTCAAGATATTGATGATGGCATAAGAACCAGACAAAACGCTGTTGAAGAATTTACTATAAATAAAGATTTTGGATTGTTATTAGGTGAGATAAAACGTACTAGAAAAGCTGATGGAACTTCTTATAACAGAAAAGAAGCTTTAGATGAAACCTTTAAAATATTAAAAAGTTTAGCTTTAACAGGAGATATAACAGTTGAAGAATTAGAAGAACTACAAGAACAAGAAATTGAAATAAATGGTGAAACTTATAAAGCTGGTAGATGGAGAACTAGATGGGCACAGCTTGCTATTGATATAACTGAAGCAAATAAAAATGCAATGGATGCAGAGCAAGATGAGTTTGAGATGCAGGGTAAGAAATACATAATGGATATACAGGCTAAAGAAGCAGAAAAATGGAAGAACGGTGAAAAATTTTCAGAACAAGAGATAGATGACATGATTAGTAAATGGGACCCACGATGGGGAAAGCGAGATACTTACCTTACAGATCTGAAAACACGTTCTACTGAAGATCAAAATGATGACGATATTGTTGAAACTTTTGAGGATAATTTAAAAAATAAAAAACCTATATATCAAACTGATGTCAATAGAATACAAGACCCAGAGAAGTGGAAAAAATGGACAAAGATAGCTACAGAAGCTGGTAATCAAGATTTAATAAAAGCTGAAAAAGACTTAAGAGATGTAACTGTTAAAGGCATAATAGTTGATGCGTTTTTTGACAAAGTAGAGAATCCTAAAGGAACTGCTTGGGAGGCTGCTAATGCTCAGGCAACAGAAGAATATAATCGACTATATGAATTAAAGAGACCAAACTTTGAAACTTCACAAGAAACACATGACTCTGTTATGAGGGAACTTAAACCTCGTATTGAAAAAGGAGATTTTAATGTATGGGCTTGGGATAGACCAGAGAATCAAACAACAGATCAAAAATATGCAAAGGATAAAAATATAGCTTTAGCAGCTATAGAAATTGATTCTGCAATAATTTCAAGAGGAGTAATTCCTGAAACTGAAGATTCTTTAAAAAGGTATATTGAATCAGATGGTAAAGTTGTTCCCCAAATATATGAAGATCTTGCAGTTGCTATTAATAAAGGTAATCCACAAAATCCTATATCTCCATCAGGTCTTGCATACTTACAAGCTAAGGCTGCTGGAAATGATGTAGAGAATATACAATCTGAAATTGACAAAGAGATTGATGAACTCCCTAGTCATATCAAACAAACACTACTAAGACATCCAGATCAATATAAAGTAGCTAGAGCAAAACTCGAATTATTTAAAGAGGATGGAGACATTTCATATAACGATGTTGACTACTTAATACAAGAAGTAGCTCAAATGGATATAGATAAAGACAATAAATTAAAACCTTTACCTAAAGATCTTGAACCTCGTATTGGTGATTGGAAAGATGTTGATGGTATGGGGTATGTTGTCTGGGACGGAGAAGAGTGGATTAGGAAAGGAATGAAAGGTAGATATAGAAAACCTTATCTAGGCAATGTCGAAAACTATAGAGATCTTGATAACTTCGTTAAACCATACGATGGTAAATATACCGGAGAGATACCATTAGGTGCTTGGCAAAAGCTGCCAAATACTGTTGGCTATGTTGTCTGGGATGGAAAGAATTGGGTAAGAAGTGGAAACAAAACACGAGCTGCCGAATACGAAGGTGAAGTTAAAGAACTCATAGATCTAGATGGAGAAGTTAAACAACTCTATTAAAATAAAATGGAAAAATTGTATGGGGATTACGATCCCTCACAACTCAATACTTCTGCAATAGAAGAAGAGCAAAAACGATTACAAGAAGTTTCGGAGAGGCAAGAACAATTAGAATTACTTGCTGCTGAGGAACAAGAAAAACAAACAGCGGAAGCAGCTCAAGCCATGGCTGAAGTTGAAGATCCGCGCAATAAAAAACAATGGGGTTTAAAAGCCGTAGGTAAAGAACTTGGAGCTGCCATAGGTGGTGGCTTACAAGATACCGGCTCCTCTCTTGTCACTATTCCAGAAAGAGCCATTGATATGTTCAGCGGCGAAATGGTAGAGGAACAGGCAACTGAAGAAGGATATAAAGCTGAATGGGATGATTGGTTCGTTAAAGATGATAACCCTATCGAAACTAAAACTTGGTGGGGAGGAGCCATACGAGGCTTAGTTCATTTTGGATCAATGGTTCCAGCTAGTATTCTTGCTTTAAAAGCTGCTGGATTAGGTGGTATCGCTGCTGCTACAGGAGCTGGAGGTACGTTATTAAGAGGTGCTGCTATTGGTGCAACCTCTGACCTTATGTCTAAGTACAGTCAGGAAGACAATGCTTTAGGCATGGTTCGAGATAGATTCGGCTGGATTGATACACCATTATCAACTAAAGATACAGATCACCCTGCTATGAAAACATTGAAGAATGTTGTCGAAGGTATGGGTATAGGTGCATTCTTTGATGCAGCTAGTATTGTTATAGGTAAAGGTGTTAAGAATCTAAAAACCAAAGATGGTAAAAAGGTAATACTGCCTACTTCTAATCAAACACCAACTGGTGAATTTGTACAAAAAGTTCATCCTAGATTAGATGAACTACCACAATTAAAAAAAGATTTAGCTGCATATAAAAGAGATTTAAAAAATCTTCCAGTATCTGAAAAAGGTAACATTAGTTTTGGTAGAGAACTTACTAAACAAAAAATAAGTCAATTAGAAAAACTTATTAATGAAATTAATTCATTTAAATCTCAAAAAGTTGTTGTAGAAGATGGCGTAGCAGATGAAGTAGGAAAAGCACAACTTAGAGCCAAAAGCTTAAGAGATCAGAATGTCGAAATGGCTATGGATCAAGTCAAAGGTGAAGACTTTGGTGCATATAAGAATAGAAGCATGGCTAACAAATGGCAGGGTGCAACAACATCCATTGATGAGCCATTTGATGTAGATCAATCTCTTAAACGTATTAATAATGAATATGGTGCTGAAATGGGATCTGCTGGTTCTGTTTACACTCCGGCTGGTTTAGCTCGTATTCAAGTTAATGCAGGCATGGCTGAAAAAGATCTCATAAAAGTAATGAATCGCTACATGAGTGATGCAAGAGTTAAAGAAGCAGTTGCAGAGGCTAAGGCAAATAATAAAAGGTTATTTGAATCAAAAAACTGGGGTAGTTCTATAAAATTAGCTCAAGAAATTTATGAAGGTAGAAACATAAGCGAACTAACACCAGAAGAATTTTGGGCTCCTTTAGATTTCAACTCAAGGCTTTTAGATACACCAATCATTAGTTCAGATCAAGTTAAAGCATCTGAATTAGTTATAGGTTCATTATTGAGAGAGATAAGAGATTCTGGAATAACAAATAGAGAATTATATGACATAGCTGATTTAACAGATATTGACGGACCAGCTAAAGCAATGTACGACAAACTCATTGCCGGTGTTATTCATGTAAAGATGTCAAAGGCATCTCAATCTGCTTCATTTGCTAATTTAAAAAATCAAGATTTAAGTAAAGCTGAATTAAAAAGACGGGTTAAACAAACCGTACAAGCCGAAGCAGAACAATCAATACAGGCTCATAAGTTAGCTATGCAAATAGCTGGTGATGGAGATGATGATTTATTTAAAGCTTATATGGAAGCCGTCTCTATGAGTGGCGAAATACATAACCTTACTGACTTTGATAACTACATAAGGAAGAAGTTTCTTGGTGGTAAATTTTTAGATTCAAAAGGAAATATTAAAAAAGAAACAGGATTAATAGTTAAAGGTATGGGTCGAGTAATGACCAATAGTGTACTTAGTGGACCTAAAACTCCTATGCGAGCAATCTTAGGTACTGGTACTGCTGCATTCTTACGACCATTATCTATGTCTTTAGGTGCTGCCCTTCGAGGTGATGGTGCAACTATGCGTGCTTCACTAGCTGCCTTTAATGGGATGCGTGAAGCCATTCCAGAGGCTTGGACATTGTTTACTAAAAACCTTAATGGTTACTGGTCAGGAGATCTATCAACTATAAAAACTAGATTCCAAGAAGTTACTAAAGGTGACCAACAATGGGATATGTTTACTGACTGGATAGAAAATAGTGGTAGAGCAACAGACGGAGATAAATTTGCTTTTGGTGTAGCTAATGGAATTAGAGCTTTAAACGATAATAAGTTTTTAACCTATTCAACAAAAATAATGGGTGCGACTGATGACGCATTTGGTCTATTACTAGCTAGAGCTAAAGCAAAAGAAAAAGCTATGCGTGAAGCAATGGATTTGTACAACACAGGACAGATCACAGAGATTTCACCGGAAATGCTTAAAAAGTCTCAAGATGATTTCTTCAGTCAGATAATGGATGCTGATGGAAATATTATTGATGATGCAGCTTTATATAGTAAGAAAGAAGCAACCTTAACAAGTGACCTTCATGGATTTGCTAAAAAACTAGATGCAACATTTAGTGCTAATCCTTGGACTAAACCATTCTTATTGTTTGCAAGAACTGGTATGAATGGACTTGAGTTAACAGCTAAACATACACCTGTATTTAATTTATTAGTAGAAGAAACTAGAGATATATTAAAAGCTACTGCGAATGATTTAAGTTTAGTAGGTCAATATGGAATTACTAATGCTACTGAATTAGCTAATGCTAAAGCTTTAGTTAAAGGAAGAATGGCTATTGGCTCTTCTTTAATTCTTATGGCTAACATGCATTATATAAATGGAGGTCTAACTGGTAATGGTCCATCTAATAGACAACAACGTCAGTTATGGATTGATAGTGGATGGAAACCTAGAAGTATAAGACTTGGTAATGTATGGGTTAGTTATGACGCATTTGAACCATTTAACCTAATACTTTCAACTATTGGTGATATTGGCGATCATTACGATCAAATGGGTCCAGAATACTCAGAGAAGCAATTTAGAAAGTTAGCTGTAGTAATAATGCAAGGTTTATCTAGTAAATCTTATTTGGCAAGTATTCAACAATTTGTTGATTTATTTGCTGGACGTGAAGGTCAACTAGAAAGAATCGTTGCAAGTTTAGCTAACAATGCATTACCTCTATCTTCTTTAAGAAATGAATTTGGTAAATTAATTAATCCTTATATGAAGGAAATTAATTCTGGTATAGGACAATCTTTAAGAAATAGAAACTTGTTTCTTGAAGGTTTAGCTGGAGAAGGTGCATTACCTACTAAATATGACATTCTTACTGGTAAACCAATAAGAGATTGGGACTTTCCAACTCGTATGTTTAACGCTATAAGTCCATTCAATATCAGCTTAGATTACAGTCCAGGACGGAAGTTATTGTTTGATAGTGGGTATGACTTAAGAACTACCACTTACTCATATACTCAGAGTGGTTTAAACGTCAGCTTTAAGGATCATCCTCATATTAGATCAATGTTCCAAAAAGCAATTGGAGATCAAAACCTTCAATATCAATTAGATTTATTAGCAAAAGATCCTCAAATTATTGCTTCTGTTAAAAAGATGGAAGCTGATACATGGAATGGTAATAGAGCTTTAGATCCAATGAAAGCTTACTATCATACCGATATTATTAAAAAATTATTTGATAGTGCTAAAAAGAAAGCTTGGTCAAAGATTAAAAATACTCCAGAAGTTAAACAGCTACTTAGAGAAAGTAAAGAAAGAGTTATTGATAACCGCAAATCAAATAAAGAGACAAGACAAAAACCAGATATTTTTAATTTAAAAAACAAATAATCCGCCTATAAACATAACTCTTAGGAGAAAATGGCAATTACATACACCGACAATGGTGGAGGTGCGCCTAATGGTTCCGATCTGGAATTTACGTACACCTTCCCTGTCATACAAACTGAAGACGTAAAAGTTGCACTCAACGCAGTAGTGCAAGCAACAACTAAATATGCAGTCGATACTGCAAGCAATCCAACCAAAATAACTTTTAATAACACCAGTATTGACTCAAATGTACAAGAGAGTACTGGTGCTCCTAAATCAGGAGTAACTGTAAGAGTTTTTAGAGAAACTCAAGTAGGTAAGTCTACAGGTGATGATGACCCTAAAGCTGTATTTGCAGCTGGTTCATCTATTAGAGCGACAGATTTAAACGCTAATACAGAGCAGGCATTATATGCCATACATGAATTACAAGAACAACCTATAACTGACCAAGATATAGAAGACGGAGCTATAACTTCTGCCAAAATACAAGACGGAACTATAGCTAATGTCGATGTCAGTGCTACAGCAGCTATTGCTGGTACTAAAATCGCACCTGATTTTGGTTCTCAGAATATAGCTACAACTGGAACAGTTAATGGCGTATCAACAACAGAATTAGCAATATTAGATGGTGCGACTGTAAGCACCGCAGAATTAAATACTTTAGATGGAATAACAGCTTCTACTACTGAATTAAATAAATTAGATGGTTTTACAGGTTCTACTAGTGAGTTAAATATATTAGACGGTATTACTGCGAGTAATGTAGAAATTAATGTATTAGACGGAGTTACTGCTACGACTGCCGAGTTAAATATACTTGACGGAGTTACTGCTACGACAACAGAACTTAATCATGTTGATGGTGTAACTAGCGATATTCAAGCACAATTAAATTCACTCTCGACAGATAAACAGCCTCTTGATGCTGAACTTACAGAACTAGCAACAATGTCTAGTGGAACTGCTAGTGCGTTAGCTGATTTAACACAAGATGAAGTTCAGATATTAGATGGAGTTACAGCAACTACTGCCGAACTAAACCTAAATGATGGTCAAACTGCAACATCAACTGAAGTTAACATTCTTGATGGAGCAACATTAGATACTACCGAACTAAACAAGTTAGATGGAGTTACTGCATCTACAACAGAACTAAACTTATTAGCTGGTAAGAGCATAGTTACTTCTATCAGTGGAAGTGCGACTGATGTACAGATACCTTCAGCTCAAGCTGTTAATGAAAGAGTTGTAGAACTTGTAACTGAGGTTGGTGGTTTCCATCCAATAGCTAATGAAACAAGTTTCCCTGCAACTAATCCAGACATAAACGATGAAGCTGGAACTATTGTCAGCCTCAAAGCCTTAAGTAGTTCATTTAGTACAGGATCAGGAGTTACGACTCATACCTTTACTAATGGAGCTGGCACAGGAAACAACGTAATTATTAATGGACTACCAGCTGCTACAACTTTCCCAGCTGGAAGAGGACTGTTATTAGAAACTACTTCTACATTACATACTTATAATTATCACCGACTCACCTTGGATGAAGCTGGTGTAGCTAATGCCCAAGCTGTAGTTGATGACTTTGATGAAAGATATTACGGACCATTCTCTGCTAACCAAGCTACAAGACCTTCTGGAGCTAACCGTGTAAACGGAGACTTATATTTTAACACTTCTGATGGAAAGATGAAGGTGTTTAATGGTAGTCATGCCAGTGGTACTTGGGATGATGTGGCAGCCCCTGGAAATTTCTTTATAAATACATTATCTAGTTCTAGCGGATCTGGAGGAGGAAGTGCAACATTTAATAATACAGCTACAAGATTTACATTATCTAACCCACCAACAGCTGCTGCACAATTACTTGTTAGCGTCAATGGAGTCATTCAGAAACCTAATAGTGGAACCTCTCCAAGCGAAGGATTTGCTATTGACGGTAGTGACATTATATTTGCCGCTGCCCCTGCTTCTAATGCTCCGTTCTTTATTGTCACCATTGGATCGTCAGTAAATATTGGAACCCCAAGTAACAACACAGTTACTTCAGAAAAGATAGTTGATGGAAGTATTGTTAATGGAGATATTTCTAGTAGTGCAGCGATAGCTTTATCAAAACTCGCTACTGGTACTTTGCCATCAGGATTAAAAGTAAATCATAATAATTTACAAACAGGAATTATCGAAGATGAAAATATTGGTAATAGTGCAGCAATAGCTTTAACAAAACTTGCTACATCTGGCACACCAAATAATACAAACTTTTTAAGAGGTGATGGTGCATGGACAGTTGTTAACACAGACTTAGTATCTGACAGTTCCCCGCAGCTAGGCGGTGACTTAGATACCAATGGACATCATATTCTTTTTGATGACGATCATCAAATCAAATTTGGTGCTAGTAACGATTTAGTTATTCAACACAATACCAATGAAAACTATATACAGAGTAATAGTGGAAACATTTATATAAGATGTAATGTTGATGATGATGAAGGAGATAACATCTACTTACAACCTAAATCAGGAGATAACTCAGCAGTATTTGTACATGATGGTGAAGTAAAACTATTTCATGCCAATAGCTTAAAGTTTGAGACTACAAGTAATGGAGCTTCAGTTACTGGCGATTTAGGAATCGGTATAACTACACCAGCAAATGAATATAGTAGAAACTTACAAGTACACGCTCCTGGCACAGGTGCAGTTTTAAAATTAACTGACTCGAACTCGGGCTCTGGAGCTGGTAATGGTTTTGACCTAATTGGTTATAACGAACATGCTTATGTTTATAACCGAGAAAATGGCAATTTATATTTTGCTACTAACGGTACATCTCGTGCCTACTTTAATAGTACTGGACATTTTCTACCACAAGTTAATAACACTTACGACTTAGGTAGTACATCTTACCGTTGGAGTAACATCTACACCAATGACCTTCACCTATCTAACGAAGGCTCATCTAACGATGTCGATAATACTTGGGGTGACTGGACAATACAGGAAGGAGAATCAGACTTGTTCTTAAAAAATAACCGTTCTGGTAAAAAGTATAAATTTAATTTAACGGAGGTATCATAATGGCATTTATAGGACAAGGTGCATGGACAAAAGGAACAGAAGGAAATTTTCCTACTAACACAAGTGGTCATGTTATATCTGGCATACCTTCTACTGCTACTAAGGTACGAATAAAATTTGATGACATGAAAACAAGCGGTAATGGTTATTTTTATTTAAGAGTAGGACATTCAGGAGGTATAGAAGCTAATCAAGTTTATAAAGGTAATTCAAATTATCATTATTATGGTAATTCAGACAGTACTGGTTCTGCTTTAGATGACAGGATAGGTATTAGTACAACTAACTGGGATCATACGCAATACATTTGGCATGGATTTATTGAATTAGAAAAAATAAAATCTACAAGTAGTAGCAAAAAATGGATGTATAACAATTCTGTTTTTGAATCAAATGGAGGGTATTGGAGTAGCCATAGAATAATGTATGAAGGTAGAGGTTTTGTACCTTTAGGTAGTAATGATTTAGATAGAGTTGTTATGTACGCTACAGCTGGCAACTTTTCTCAAGGCTCTTACATTTTAGATTATTTAGTATAAATCATGAAAATTTCTGAACACAACATACAAACTAACGAAATAAAAAGTTATGAAGTACCTGATGAAGTACAACCTGCCGAGATTTTTTGGGATTCATTAAGATCTACAAGAAATATGAAACTAAGAGAAACTGATGTATATGGATTATCTGATAGAACAATGACTGAAGAAATGAAAACATACAGGCAATCATTAAGAGATTTACCAGCTAATACGTCTGATCCAGCAAACCCTACATGGCCTACAAAACCTAGCTAATTATGGCACTAACTAAAATTTCTACTGATGGTGTAAAAGACCAAAATGTTGATTTAACAAAACTACCACATGGCGATGCTAACAATGATGGTAAGTTTTTACGAGCAAATAACGGAGCAGATCCTACATATGAAACAGTAAGCATCCCTGCTGGAACAACAATAAACAACAACGCAGATAACAGAGTTATTACTGGCTCTGGTTCTGCTAATACTTTAAATGGTGAGTCAACTTTAACTTATGATGGACAAGCTCTAACACTTACTTCTGGATATTTAGCGGTTCGTCAAGGATCATTACCTCAAGTAGATATACAACACTCAACTGATACTTCATACTCAAGATTATATCTTGCACAAAGTTCTGGAAGTGGTGGATATTTTGCAATAAACAAAATTGGAACTAACGGTGGTGCATATAGTGGAGGTTCTAATGCAGCACAACTATGGCAAAGTGCAAACGCTCCAATGCTTTTTGCTACAAACAATGCTGAAAGAGTCCGTATTCTGCCTACTGGAGGAATAACCTTTAACGGAGACACCGCAGCAGCCAACGCACTTGACGACTATGAAACAGGCACTTGGACTCCATCACTTTTACCCTCGAATGGTAGTTTCAGTTCAGTAACATATAATGAACAACATGGATTTTATGTAAAAGTTGGGAGACAGGTAACTGTATGGGTAAGACTAAGAATAACTTCAATGAACTCGTCTGGTGCTAGTGGTTATCTTTTCATACAAGGACTTCCATTTACGGTTGCTTCTACAAATTCACCTAATACGGCTGCAGAAGGTGGAACATTAGCTATTAACTATTATAGTAATTTAGGGAGTACAGATAATAAAGTTCCTACTGGATACTCTGCAAACAACAGTAATAGAATTTTTATGATGTTGGTGGGCGAAGGAAGTAGTTCGACTAATGCAAGTGTGAGTATGTTTAATGCTGCTAATTCTCAAGTTTATGGATGTATGACCTACTTTACTGCATAATACATAGACCGTTAGCAAGTCTATAAACTAAGCCATAAACCTGTTTTAATCGGAGATTAATCCTAATGGCACTAGCCGAATCAATCGAATACGACAAGATAGAAGTTGTCGGAACATACAAAGCGGTGCAAGTCCGAAAGAAAAATGTAATTAAAAAAGATGGAGTAGAGATTGCTTCTAATTTTGAAAGATATGTGTTAAATCCAGATTCAGACATAAGCAAAGAACCAACAGAGGTTACAGCTGTATGTAATGCAGTTTGGACAGATGCGGTAAAAGAATCATGGACAACATTCCAAGCATCTCAATCCCAAAAGTAGAAACTATACAAACTATATCTATACCTTTACCAACAGGAAAAGTACCTTTCTATAAACCTTTAGTTGTACCACCCAGCGACTTAAGAGAACCAGAAGGTACACAACCAGAGGCAAAAGAAACAGATACAGGACTTCGAGAAGTAAAGATACCAGTAATAGATTACAAAGTACCTTTACCAGAAAATGAAATATTAATAACTGCTGGAACTACAGCAGTCGTATCGGTAGCAGCCACCCTTACTGCCACAGCCGCTTTTAAATGGGCGGTTACAGGAATGAAACCATTACTAAAACAAGCAATTGGAAAAATTAGTGGAAGAAAAAAAGAAGGGGTTAATACACGGGTGTGATACGCATGAAGAAAGAATGGAAGTGGTATCAACAATAGTTAGATTGGGAGTTGTAGTTTGGTCAGGATTCATAATTACTTTAAATTATGTTGATGTACCAATGCTTAAGAAGTCTTCCAGCGCAGCGGATATCACGTTCGTAGCTTCGATTTTTGCTGGCGGTATAGCCAGTTTCGGGCTTACCACTTCTAACGGAAAAAACGGAAACGGCAAAGGACCAGTTAAATGTTCCGAATGTCAAAAATTAATTAAATAAATGAAAAAATTTATTATTCTTTTAGCACTGTTGTCACCCGCAGTAGCTAAAGCAAATACTGTGACTCCCCAATTCACAACTGGAAGTATGAACAGTACAACCACTACTACTCAAACTATAACAGAAGTTACGCAGAAACAGATATTCGGATCTGAAGTAAATACATGGTCAGGAACAAACGTAACTCCATCAGCAGATATATCTACAGCTGGTACAACATTCTCAGTAACAGATCTAACTCTGCCTTGGACATTAGAAACAACAAATCGAGC